GAGGCACTGATGAAAGCCAACGACAGCCTGAAGGACGCCATTGCACGGCGGGATAAGCAGATAGAGTACATGAAGCAGGGCATGGCACAGCTGGCAAAGGCTGTGGCGGTGAAGGAGGAGCAAAAATGAGCCTTGAGGTTTGCCCGATGACGCTCAAGGAGGCGAACGCATTTGTGGAGCAGCACCACCGGCATCATAAGCCAGTGGTGGGACACAAGTTCTCCATCGGCTGCACGGACGGAAAGGAAATCGTGGGCGTTGCCATTGTGGGCAGACCGGTGAGCCGGCATCTGGACGACGGATGGACGCTGGAGGTCAACCGGCTATGCACAGATGGCACCCACAATGCTTGCTCTATGCTATACGCTGCCGCTTGGAGGGCGGCACGGGCGATGGGCTACAAACGACTTGTGACCTACATACTGGACAGCGAAAGTGGCACAAGCCTGAAAGCCAGCGGGTGGAAATGCGTGGGGCAGGCTGGCGGCTTGCGTTGGACGGGTAAGCGCAGACCGGAGGTTGACCTATACCCGGCACAAATGAAAATCCGGTGGGAGAAGGAGACGAGCTGATGGAACGACTGACACAGAGACTTAGAACTGGTGAGGTTCTTATGGCGTCAGATTACGAGGAGAAATACACGGAACAAGAGTGGATCAGTGTGCTGCAAGACCGCCTTGCCGCCTATGAGGACACAGGGCTGACGCCGGGAGACATCAAGGAATTGCTTGACATGGCTGTGTCGAAAACAGACAAGGTTTTGCGGCTTAAAGAAGAATTGCACGACATGAAAAACGAACTATGCCAATACTGTGGGAAGTTCAAACAAGCACACGAGGGCGCCTGTGACGGGTGCAAATGGAGGGAGAAGTAAATGGACGCTGTGAAGTTTATCAAAGAACGCGACCGAATGTGCCGCTTTTACCACCATGCCGGGGACTGCTATCAATGCCCCGCAAAAGACTGCGAGTGTAGTGAATTGGAAGGAATGGTTGATGATGACAACTTTGTGACCATCGTCGAGGAATGGTCTGCTGTGCACCCGCGCAAGACGCGACAGAGCGTGTTTCTGGAGCAATGGGCGACTGCGAAAATTGACAAAAGCGGGTGTCTAGATGTCTGCCCGTATTTAGTTTCTTCTACCCATAGGGACCAAAATGGTTTCTGTAAAGGAGCTGTTGTAAAAAACTGTTATGACTGCCGCCGCGAGTTCTGGATGCAGGAGGTCGAGTAATGGTTTTGGACGAAGCATTGAAAAAGTTGCAAGAGCAGATCGCGGCATGGCCGATGACGCAGCGGTTCGTGGTGCAGCAGCTCATCGAGGACTACCGGAGGGACCGAGAGGACCTGCGCGCTTACAAGGCGACGGGGCTGACGCCGGAACGCTGTGCCGAATTTGCGCGAGCAGACGCGGAAGGACGGTACATCGTAATGCGTGATGCGGAGCAGGAGGGCGTTGCCCGCCTGCGCGAGCTGGCCGAAGCCGACAGGGCCGGTCGGCTGGTGGTGCTGCCGTGTAAGGTGGGAGATATAGTGTGGGCGAATCTTGATGGGAAGCGGCTCCCCCGCAAATGCGTGATAGAATTTGTGAACATTGGAAGCCACGTTACGACCATTGTATTTTCTACAGTAGATGGATTAAGAGAACAGTATGGGGTCAATCCCAGCTCATTTGGCAAGACCGTATTCCTGACCCGCGAGGAGGCGGAGAAAGCATTGGAGGGGATAAAAGATGAGTAAGGCTGTTATGCTGAGCATCCGCCCGAAGTGGTGTGAGAATATCGTCAATGGCGAAAAGACGATTGAGGTGCGCAAGACGCGGCCAAAGCTGCAAACACCGTTTAAGTGCTATATCTACTGCACAGTGGAAATGGCTGGGTATGATGCGCTCTGGGTTCTGGACGCTCCAACAAGAGAAGAATACTCGGTTATGGCGGTATGTGCTTACTTAGAGAACCCAAAAGGGGCAAATAAAGGAAACGGCAAGGTTATTGGTGAGTTCGACTGTGACCGGATTTACAAGATTGACAAGGATAGTACGGATTTTCTTTTTAAGGCTGGGGAACTATCCGTTTACAAGCAAGCTGCCGAAGAAAAGTGTGGCCTGTGTGTGGCCATGACAGACGATGAGTTGCACGGCTATCTTGGACATTGCCAGGGCTACGGCTGGCATATCTCCGACCTGCGCATTTATGATACGCCGCGCGAACTGAGCGAGTTCCAGCGTGCAACTGACCCGTGCGATTCTTGCCATGCAGAATACACATGGGAATGCACAGACTGCAAAAAATGGGGCGGTGACATTAAGCACCCGCCCCAGAGCTGGTGCTATGTGGAGGCGATAGACAATGGCTGAATTGAAACGCTGCCCTGAGTGCGGTGGAGTTGCAATCGTTATCCATATGTACGATACCTACGATAGAGCAGATTTTGGGTGGGCTGCCGGTTGTGGGAGATATAGGGCTGGTGATGGCCTCCACACAAAGAAGATGACAGTATCTGGGCTGCCCAGCAAAGAAAAAGCAATCGAAGCATGGAACAGGAGGGCTGAAAATGGATGAATTCATCAAGCGAGAAGCGGCGATTGCGATAATTGAAGAAAAGCAAAAAGAATTATGCCCTGTCGGGCGATACGGCAGAGGTTATGTGTATGGCTCAGACAGGGAGAAGTATGACGCTTGGGATGAGATTATTGATACTTTAGAAAATATACCAGCCGCTGACGTTGTGCCGGTGGTGAGGTGCATGGACTGCAAGCACCTCGTCTCGGTCAACGTCAACGGGAAAGGAATTTCCACCTGTCGAGTGAGCGGCATGAAGGTCGCACAAAACGAATTTTGCAGCCGCGGAGAGAAAGAACGGAGGTGACAACACTGAACGTTGAGCACCCGGCTTCCTGCGAAAGTGCGCTGCGTGGGCCGCAGCATCAACCCATCGACTGAAAGGAGATATTAAACCATGCAGTTAGAAGCAGCCGTTGAAATTCAGAAGGCTTACAGCAAGCTCACGTCTGGGCAGGTCCCATTCACCAAGAAGAATATGTGTGCGATTTTGGTGCCACTTAGAGACAAGTACGGCCTGACGGACAGGCAGGTGCTGGCAGTTGCTCGCAACGAATTGTCCTTGGAAGAAATCATGCTGCTCAACCAGACTCAGGAGGAGACGAAGCAGCATGGATAAGTACATCTACGGCGAGAGAAAGGACGGAGGCGAAAGGTGATGTCTTGGTGGAACGCAAAATACACGAACGGCGACGGCGACAACAAAATCACTTTTGGTAGCAAATATTACGAGAGGGCAAAGGCGGTTGAAGGTTGAAAAGGTATGTCAGGCCGTGATTGACAAAAAAAGTCAAAACACCGGACGATGTGGCGGTCGTGGTGCGCTGCAAGGGCTGCAAACACTATCGCAACCACCCAAACGGTTTGTGTTACCTACATACGGAGCCAAAGGAAACTGCCCGTGGGTATTCCGGCGATGCGGTGTGTAAGGAAGATTTGCGAAAGGCGAGATTCTATCTTGACAGGCTGATCGACAGCGCGGGAGATGATTGAGGTGATGCGATGAGCACGTTTCCTGATCGGCTGCGCAGACTGCGCGAGCGCCACCAGTTAAAGCGCTGCGTGTTATCTGAGCTGTGCGGGCTGAACCGTAACGCAATCAAACGCTACGAGATGGGGACGCAGAAACCGTCGATGGACGCGCTGATAAGCATCGCTGATTATTTCGGCGTGTCTATTGATTATCTGCTCGGGCGGTCGGACTACCCAAAAAGTTTATAAAAATATTTTGCAAAACTCACTTATAAGTGAGTCAGGGTATTGCAATTATGGGAGAATTGAGCCGTAGAGGTGTAAAAGCCTTTGCGGTTCTCTCATTTATGGCGTCCACCTCCTGCGCCATAGCGGGGCGCGGTGCTTTTCATCTTTTCACACCGCCCCCGCAATATGCCGCATGCACGATGCAGCCCACAATCAGGGCCGAGAGGTCGCACCTCTCATGCGGCACAGGACCCCGCGCACCTCTCAACGATGTGGCCCAGCGGGGACATATGCAGACGTAGCTCAGTCGGTAGAGCACGCAGCGTTCCCGGCGCTGATTCCCGTCGTTGGTTCGAGTCCAACCGTCTGCACCATAGGCGTGACCTCTTGCCTCGCAGCCGCACGGAGCGTAAGCCTGCGGAAGTGGTCTTGCCTGTGCGCTGTATGAAAGCGGCAGGCCGAAGTAATTATTATTTAGCTGGACCCGGCTTATGTAAAAGAAACGGATGCGACCGACATACCGGCGCAGGGCTGAAAAGTTCCGTGGGATACCGGCATTGCTACACTCTGCGCGAGTGCCGAGGCGTTCAATGGATGTGGCGTGGTGGCGGCAATCGTATGATTAGGCCGCTGTGTAAGCAACTCAAACAGAGCGCAATGCCGGGACCCTGTGAAAAGAATAACGCCCATTGTGGGCGTCGTTGTAGCCCTTCGGGGCGGGTAAAGTCTGCTATGTAAGGCCAAGGGGCGGGGGCCGGTAGCAAATAAAAGTGCGAGGTGGTGACAATGGCTGCGCGTCTGACAGACCGGCAGAAAAAGAAAATACTGGCGGACTATGTGCAGACGAATAACTATTGCGCCACAGCGAAAATCAACGGCGTGTCCGCAACGACGGTCAAGAATCTTGTGCGGGCGAATGCCGACATTGTGGAAAAGTGCGAGCAAAAAAAGGAAGCAAACACCGCCGATGTGATGGAGTACATGAACGACCACAAAGACCTTGTGTGCTCGTTCATCGGCAAAGGGCTTGAAATGCTCAACGACCCGGAGAAACTGGCAGCGGCAAATCTCAGCCAGATCACAACAGCAATGGGGACGCTAATTGACAAGTGGGCGATGATCGGCGGAAGTCCTGCCGACACGGTGAAAGAAGACGCGCTTAGTCAGAGCCTAAAGGAAATGGCAAAGGAGCTTGAGAGCGATGATTAGCCCAAAGCAAGCAAAAATCCTCGCTTTCCCCTATTCCAAGTATGACGCGCTGATCTGTGACGGCGCTGTGCGTTCCGGCAAAACCTCCATCATGATGTGGGCGTTCGTCCGCTGGGCGATGGAGAATTTCAGCGGTCAGCGCTTCGGCGTGTGTGGCCGCACGGTGGATAGCTGCACAAAAAACATTATCGTGCCGTTTACGTCGATGAGCCTTGCAAAGGAACGTTATATCATCCGCTGGCGGCGCGGTGACAAAGTGATGGAAGTGCGGCGCGGAGCCGTGACGAATTACTTTGAAGTGTTCGGAGGTAAAGACGAGGCCAGCTATACGTTGATTCAAGGCCGCACGCTGGCGGGTGTGCTGCTGGACGAAGTGGTACTGATGCCGCGCTCGTTCGTGGAACAGGCATTGACCCGTTGCTCCGTAGACGGCGCAAAGCTGTGGTTTTCCTGCAATCCGGGAAGTCCGCAGCACTGGTTTTATACAGAGTGGATACAGAGGAACAAGGAGCGGAACGCGCTGTATCTGCATTTTGAAATGACGGATAACCCCGGATTATCTCAAAAGACGCTGGAACGCTATCAAGCAATGTTTTCCGGCGTGTTCTACGACCGATACATTCGCGGCTTGTGGGTGGTGGCCGAGGGGCTGATCTACCCCATGTTTGACGAGAGCTGCATTGTGGACGAGCTGCCGGAAAAGGGAGAATACTATGTTTCCTGCGACTACGGCACGCTTAACCCATTTTCCGCAGGGCTGTGGCGTTTGGACGGCAAGACGGCTACGCGCATCCGCGAGTATTACTATTCCGGGCGCGAGAGCCAGAAGAACAAGACGGACGAGGAATACGCCGACGAAATTAAAAAGCTCATTGGCGAGGCGGATGTCAAAAGTATTATCGTTGACCCGTCTGCCGCATCGTTTATCGAGGTTTTGCGGCGGCGTGGCTACATGGTTCGCAAAGCAAACAATGATGTGACAAACGGCATTATGACTACGGCGCGGTTTTTGCAGGACGGCGTAATCAAGATACACCGAGATTGCAAAGACTGCATTCGGGAGTTTGGGCTGTATCGGTGGGATGAAAAATCCACAGAAGATAAGCCAATCAAAGAAAACGATCACGCAATGGACGAGACGCGCTATTTCGCCTATACGATTTTGAAAAACAAGGAGTATCGGCGCGATTATACCCCCATTTGGAACAGATAGGACGGTGAGCGGCTATCAAAACATATAACGACCTCGTGGCGGTCGGTGAAAACGAGCAGGCGCGCATTGAGTTTATCCGCAGTGCGATCAATGAACACCGCGAGAGAACGGCGTATAAAACGGCGGTGGATGCAGAGGAATATTACAACGGCTTGAATCCGACCATTAACCGCTATGAGAAGATCATCTATGATATGCAGGGGCGCAGCCACGCGGACATGTGGACGGCGAACCACAAGCTGGCCAGCCGATTCTTTGGGCTGGCGGTAGATCAGGAGATCTCGTATCTGCTGGGAAACGGCGTGACCTTCGCGGAGAAGGAAACGCCAAAAAAACTTTGCCCGGACTTTGATCAGGAAGTCATGGATGCGGCGCGTGAAGCGAAAATCGCAGGCGTGTCCTTCGGCTTCTGGGATTTAACGCATCTGCGGGTGTTCTCCCTGCTTGAGTTTGTTCCCCTCTACGACGAGGAGGACGGCGCATTAAAAGCCGGTATCCGCTTTTGGCAGGTGGCGCAGGATAAGCCGCTGAGAGCGACGCTGTACGAGATCGACGGCTTTACTGAGTATTTCCAGCCGAAGAACAAAGATATGAGCGTATTGCAGGAAAAGCGCAGTTACAAGCTCGTTATTCGCAAGGCCGAGGTCGGCGAAACCGAAATCTATGACGGCGGGAACTATCCGAGTTTCCCCATCGTGCCGCTGAAAAACAATAAGCGGTGTCTATCCGAGATTGTCGGCAAGCGCAACACCATTGACGCGCTCGACCTTGCGTCCTCCAACATGGTCAACAACGTGGATGAGGGCAACCTGATTTATTGGGTGCTGTCTAACTGCAACGGCATGGACGACCTCGACGATGCAAAGTTTGTGGAGCGCTTGAAAACCACCCATGTTGCCCACGCAAACGGCGACGACGGTGCGAAGGTGGAGAGCAAGACCATCGAGGCGCCGTATGAGGGCACAAGCAGCACCATTGATATGCTGAAGAAAAAGCTGTACGAGGATTTCCAGTGCTTTGACGCCGCGGCGGTATCTGCAGGGAACCAGACGGCGACCGCGATCAAGGCAAGCTATGCGCCCCTTGATTTGAAAACGGACAAGTTTGAATCCGAGGTAACGCGTTTTATTGTGGAACTCCTGCGTTTGGCAGGTATTGAGGATCAGCCGAGCTACACGCGCAATCAGATCATCAACAAGAGCGAGGAAACGCAGAATATCCTTCTGGGCGCGGCGTATTACGATGACGAGTACATCACAAAGAAACTGCTGACCATCAACGGCGACATTGACCAGTACGAGGAAATGGCAAAGCGGAAGGCGGCAGAAGAGATTGACCGGAGCTTTGCCGAGCCGAACGCGCCGGGGGTGAGCGGCGATGGCGACCAGTGATCTTGGGCATCAACTGACAGACAAGGAGCTTGCAAAGCTGGAACGTCGTATTGCAAAACTATACCGCGAGGCGGGGGAAGAACTGCAAGCTACCATCGACGCATATTTTGAGCAATTCAAAAAGCGCGACGAGGAAATGAAGGCACTGATCGGAACCGTGCAGAACGGGAAGGAATGGACGGAGGCCGACTATAAGCAATGGCGGCTGAACCAGATCGGGCGCGGGGAACGCTATCAGGCCATGCGGGACAAGGTGGCGCACCGCATGACCGATGCAAACGCTGTGGCGGTGTCCTATACCAACGATGCAACGCCGGGTATCTACTCCCTTAACCGCAACTATTCGGCCTATACCATCGAGCAGGTCGCTGGCAACGTCGGCTTTGACCTGTGGGACGAGCAGACGGTCAAGCGGCTCATGGTAGAGCAGCCGGATTTAATGCCATATTACCCGCCGAAACGAGCATTAAAGCGTGGTATCGACCTCGCGTATGGCAAGAAGCAAATCACGGCAAGTGTGACCAGTTCCATCTTGCAGGGAAAGAGCATCAAGCACATGGCGGACGACCTGCAAAAGCGCATCACCACCATGAGCCGCGATTCCGCCATCCGCACGGCCAGAACCGCCGTGACCGGAGCGCAGAACGCCGGCCGCATGGACAGCTACGCGGCAGCGGAAAAGATGGGCATTAAGCTCAAAAAAGAGTGGTTGGCCACGCTGGACTCGCGTACACGCCACTCTCATGCCATGCTTGACGGCGAACAAGTGGCGCAGGACAAGAAGTTTTCTAACGGTTGTCGTTTCCCCGGCGACCCACAAGGGCCACCGTGGGAGATATATAACTGCCGCTGTACGCTGATTGCCGCCGTGGAGGGTGTAGATACCTCATCGGCGCAGAGACGCGCCAGGAGCGCCGATACGGGGCAAACAGAGGTTATTTCGAATATGACCTATGCAGAATGGGCTGGATGGAAGAAGGATGCAAAGCAAGTTGCAAGTGCGGCAAAATCTGCTATAATAGAAGAAAGCAAGCCGTTTCAAATCACTATTTCGGATTGCACCACGGAGACGCGGAAATATGATTTTAGTGATGGAACGGAAAACGGGACGAGAAAATCCGCAAATGCCACGGTTTATAAAACGCCAGACGGAACAGAGTTTGTATTTCCGGCGAGTTACAACAAAGCGCACCAGACGATTACCCCAGAGAAAGCGGTTGAGCTTTGGAGCAAGGTTCCAGAAAAATTGCGGAATATGGGGCAAAAACAAATCATATTCCAAGATGTTCATAATCCGCAAGACAAATACTGGAGAAAGCGATACAAGAAATTCCGAGGCAGTTATGCTACGGGCGGGGATGACATCAATTTTTGGCGTTATGATTATCCGCATAACGACGATTATGTTGTGCGAACGTATTGCCATGAAATTGGGCATAAAGTTGACACGGACAATAGCGTAAATGGCACACGCTTCTCGGAGTACACATGGTGGACGGATGCAATGGCTGAGGATAAGAAGGTATCCGGTCAAAAATCGGTTACAGTCTACGGAGAAAACGCCAATTCCGAGGATTTTGCGGAAAGCATGGCCGAATTTGTTAAAAATCCGGACGCATTTAGAAAGAAGTTTCCAAACAGAGCAAAAATTATTGATATTTTCTTGAGATAAGGCGGTGAGCGCTTATGAAAACAAAAAAGTTCTATGATGACAATGGGAAACTTGTTAAAGAGCGCGTTTACGGGAAAACACCGTCCGGTGGCGATTATTCGGAAATCTGCTATATCGATAACAATCGAATGGTTATCAGAGAGTGCAAGGAGGATGGTACGCTTATTGCTGAAACATGGGGTGAGCGATGAGCGTTACAATCCAAAACCACAGCTCGGAGGTTTCCGCTGAAATCAAGGAGGCGCTGCTGCGGGGGCTGGAAAAGTGCGGGCTGGTGGCAGAGGGATATGCAAAAAAGCTGTGCCCCGTGGATACCGGAATTCTGCGAAACAGCAATACTCATGTGGTAGACGAGCAGGAACTGGCGGTAATCATCGGGACGGACAATTCTTACGCGCCTTCCGTTGAGCTTGGCACGGGCATTTACGCCGAAGGCGGCGGCGGACGACTTACACCGTGGGTGTATCAGGACGCAAATGGCAACTGGCATTACACGCGCGGTAACAAGGCACAGCCATTCCTAAAGCCCGCTGCCGCCGACCATGCGGGGCAGTATCGGGACATTCTGGAAAGCGAGCTGAAAAATGGATAGTGAGACCATCAAGGCCATTGAAGCCATTATACGGCGCGGCAATGACGCGGAAATCCGACGCAAGGGCGATGGTTACATCGTTTTAGAGGTCAAGAAAACAATCAAATACAGCACTTCCGCGCAATAGGGCGCGGGAAAGGGCAATAGGAGCCAGCTACCGAGTTTTCTCGGTGGTTGGCTCTTTTGTTTTAGGTAAAACCCGCGAGGTACAGCGGTTTTATACAATCTATCGCCGCGACGAACTGCGGACAATGGAAAGGAAGATAGAACAATGGCACTTACACGCAAACTTTTGAAGGGCATGGGTCTCACCGACGAACAGGTGGATACCATCATCGAGGCACATGCCGACACCGTGGACGGCTTGAAAGCTGACGTCAGCAAGTATAAGGCGGACGCGGAGAAGCTACCCGGCGTCCAGAAGCAGTTGGACGACCTCAAGGCAGCAGGTGACGGCGGTTACAAGGAGAAGTACGAGAAGGAACACTCGGCCTTTGAAGCCTTTAAGACCGACATCACGGCAAAGGAGAGCAAGGCGGCAAAGGAAAAGGCCGTCCGGGCTTACTTTGAGAGCAAAAACATCACCGGCGCGAATCTCGACCTTGCAATGCGTGGCTGCGGCGAGGAAATGGCCGCATTGGAGCTGGATGGCGACAAGATCAAGGACACTAAGGCCCTTGACGCGCTCGTAGACGGCACATACAAGGGGCTTGTCTCCACCACGCAGACGCACGGCGCGAATCCTGCCAATCCCCCGGCGAACACCGGCGGCGCGAATCTGACCAAGGCAGACATCTACAAAAAAGACGATAAAGGCCGCTATGTAATGTCTACTGCCGAACGGCAGAAAGCACTTGCCGAAAATCCTGATCTGATGAACTGAAAGGAGCCTTTAACATGGCAGCAACTAAAGTTGAAACTTTGACCCAGCCCCGTGATTCTCTGCCCAATGTCTATACCAGCGTGACCGCGCGCGAGGTCGACTTTGTTACCCGGTTTGATGACAACTGGGAGGCGCTGAGAAATATTCTGGGCATCACTCGCCCTATCCGAAAGACCCCCGGTACATCTCTGGTGTCTTACACCGCCAGTATTGACCTGGAGAGCGGCTCTGTTGACCCCGGCGAGGTCATCCCCTACAGCAAGACCACCATCGTGCAGGCGGCAAAGTCTGACCTGACGATTGAGAAGTACGCGAAAGCCGTACCCATCGAAGATGTGAACAAGTACGGCGCGGAAATCGCCGTAGAAAAGTCCGATGACGCATTCCTGACAAAGCTCCAGAATGTTGTTATGGGTAAGTTCTACACCTTCTTGAACACCGGCAGCCTGACCAAGACCGCCACCACCTGGCAGGATGCGCTTGCCAAGGCTCAGGGCGAGGTTCTGAACAAGTTTGCCACTATCCAGAAGGATGTCACCCAGGTGGTAGGTTTTGCCAACATTCTGGATGCCTATGACTATCTGGGTACTGCAAACATCACCGTACAGACCCAGTTCGGCATCAACTACATCAAAGATTTCATGGGCTATTCCACCCTGTTCCTGCTGCCTGCGGCGCAGATCGCCCGGAATAAGGTTATTGCTACCCCCGTGGAAAACATTGACCTGTACTATGTGGATCCCAGCGATAGCGAGTTTGCCCGCCTGGGCCTGAACTACACCGTTCAGGGCGAGACTAACCTGATTGGTTTCCACGCCCAGGGCAACTACAGCACCGCCGTAGGCGAGAGCTATGCGCTGATGGGTATGGCCCTGTGGGCTGAGTATCTGGACGGTATCGCCGTTGTGACCGTAACACCCACCACCGTGGGGGGCTGATTGAGCCGCTAATGGCAACGGCGCCCAGCAGTGACGCAGACCTTAGCAACTTAACAAAGGCGGAATTGCTTGCGTATGCGGAGGAAAACGGCATTGCTGGGGTTAGCGGCTCAATGAAAAAGGCCGAAATCTATAAAATTGTTGCAGGTAGCTAAAGGAGGCAGCGCAATGCTTGAAAATGTTCTACGGCACTTAAACAACTGGTTCCTTGTGGAGATTCACGAGGGCACGTTCACCGTGGAGAATGGCAGCATTGCGCTGCCTTTTCTCCAAACCAATCAATATTTCCGCATCTGTGGCTCCGTGTTCAACGATGGCCTGCACCAGTATCCGGCAGCTGACCTGACGGATGAAACCTTTACCGGGACGGTGTGGGCGCTGGCGGTGCCAAAGGCTGTTGTTTTCCTTGCCGAAGATATCGCCGCGTGGGAAGAAAAGAACGGGGAGGCCGTTGCAAGCCCGTATCAAAGTGAGAGCTTCGGGGGCTATTCTTACACCAAACGCAGCGCTGGAAGCGACAGCAACGCGTTAAACGGCTGGCAGGGCGCTTTTAAGGGCCGATTGAATAACTGGCGGAAGCTCAAGGGGGTGGAGCTGTAATGCTGTTGGATGCGTTTGGTAAAAAGTGTGTGCTGATTGAAAAGAAACGCACGGCCGACGGCGCTGGCGGCTATATCACGGAATGGGTTGACGGCGCCGAGTTTCTCAACTATCAGGCGCTTGATACATCCATGGAGGCCCGGAGGGCGGAACAGGAGGGCGTGACCTCGGTGTATTCCGCGCTGGTCAACCGGAACGTGCCCATTGAGTACAACGATTATTTCCGGGATGGGGAAACGGGGCTGACCTACCGAGTGACGTCAAACCCGGAGGAAAAGGCAGCTCCGAAATCTGCCGGACCGGCAATCCGGGCGCTTAAATTCTTCACTGCGGAGCGAAAGGAGCTGCCGAAATGACAAAGGATAAGGCGCTCCATGCGTGGTTTTCTCGATTCTTACCGGCCTATCCAACCTCCAACGTGCCGGATGACGCGACCTTTCCGTGGCTGACCTATGAGCTTATCACGGGGGCGTGGGAGAGCGGCGAGATCGCGCTGACGGTGAACCTTTGGTATTACACCGAGAGCGAAGCAGTTCCCAATGCAAAGGCACAGGAAATCAGCGACGCCATCGGCATGGGCGGCTGCATGGAGCCGTATGACGGCGGTGCGATGTGGATCAAGCGCGGGTCCCCGTGGTGCCAGAACATCGCGGACGAGAGCGATAAGAACATCAAGAGGCGGTATCTCAACATCGCCGTTGAGTTCCTGTCGCAAAACTGATGAAAGGACAACGACATGAAATTTACCAAGATTCCTTCTGATGCGTTTCAGAAGCTTCAGATCAACGCCGGTATCCTGACGACCGATTTCGCACCGGCTACCGGCACCATCGGCGAGACGGGGCAGATCGGCGCAACGACCGGCGGCGTCAACTTCACCGCCACGCCGACCTATTCGGACTTTGGCGAGGATATCGACAACTGCCCCAAGAACACGAAGGAACTGAAAAAGCTCGATTCGTGGGAGGCAAAGGCGAGCGGTACGTTTGTCAGTGCCGATACCGCCGTTGCAAAAAGCCTGTGCGGCGCTGCGGACATTGACAGCAGCGACACCACGAAAGTAACGCCGAGAAACGATGTGCTTGAAAAGGATTTCGCGGATATCTGGCTGGTAGGCGATTACTCCGACAAGAACGGAGACGCAAATGGTGGCTTTATCGCAATCCACCTGATGGATGCGCTGTCCACCGGCGGGTTCCAGCTTCAAACGGAGGACAAAGGCAAGGGCCAGTTTGCCTTTGAGTATACGGCGCACTATTCCATGAGCGCGCAGGACAAGGTCCCGTTTGAAATCTACATCAAGGCCGGTACGGCGGAGGCGTAAATGAAACTTTCCGATATTCAGGGCGAGCGCGTCTTTGACGTCATCGCAGATATCATCGACCCGATTGCTAACATTGCGGAGGACGAACAGGCTTCCGCAATGTTCCGACGGGAAAAGCTGCCGGAGGGCATGACGGTGAAGCAGTTTGCGACGCAGAGGGCGCGAAAAGCGCTCCCTGCGCTGCTCAAGGGTCACAAGGACGATATCATTTCTATTCTTGCGGCTATCGAGGGCGTGAGCACGGACGCTTACAAGGGCGCTCTTAACCTCGTCAAACTGATGCGCGACGCGGCGGAGCTTTTGGCCGACGATGCGTTTACCGCGCTTTTTCTCTCGGCGCAGAGCGAGAACTCCTCTGGCTCTGCGCAGGAGAATACCGAGGGCAAAGGCGAGTAAAGCCGTTCCTGCGATACTGCACGGCGTGGCTCAATGAGAGAGCAAGAAGCGAAGCATACCGCATTTATGTGACGGACGCGCTGCGCATTGTGGCCGAAAACACGGCGCGATACGCGGGCGGGAACTACATCAAGGCGCGATACGTGGACATTATTGAGCTGAAGAAGCAGGACAACAGAACGTGCGAAGAAATCACCGCCGATGTAGTCGCGCGGTGCGGATTGGTGGTGAAACATGAATCTACTTGATTTATTTGTCAAAATCAGCGTAGACGATGGAGACGTAGACAAGGGCTTTTCGGAAACGAGCAGCAAGGCGGAAACGCTTGCAGGCAAACTGAAAGGCGGGCTTGCTACGGCGGCAAAGGTCGGCGGTGCTGCGATTGCGGCGGCTGGCGCGGCTGCGGTCGCCATTACAAAACAGGCCGTAGAAAATTACGGCGAATATGAGCAGCTGGTCGGCGGCGTGGAAACGCTGTTCAAGTTCTCTGCCGATACCGTCATGCAGTACGCCGCGAACGCATACCAGACGGCGGGCATGAGCGCCAACGAGTACATGACCACCGTGACGGCATTTTCCGCGTCGCTGCTGCAATCGATGGGCGGCGACACGGACGCGGCAGCGAAAAAGGCGAATCTGGCCATTACCGACATGTCGGACAACGCAAATAAGATGGGTTCGAGCATGGAATCCATTCAAAATGCGTATTCCGGTTTTGCCAAGCAAAACTATACGATAAACAATCTAATGTCCGCTGCGTGAGTGATTGCGCAGTGAGCGTGGGTGAACCTTACCAAGGGTGTGGGTGAAAACCTGCTAACGGGGGAAATCTAAGGGCGAAAGCCTATGACTATCCCGTGCCAAGCCTCGAAAGAGGAAGGTGTAACGACTATCGGTTCGTCACCGAGTACAACGGCTATTGGTACGCCGTTGGAAGTGCCCACCAACTATTTCAATAATTCAAACTTCCAACCTTTTTTGTTTCCTTTTTTGAAAACCTTCCCATATTCAATCAGGGATTTATTGCAGTGGAAATAAGCAGCAGCTTCATTTCGTGAATTGAAAGTGATGGTCTGTTCCCCGTTTGTTGCAATTATTTTCTTCTTGCGGTTTTCGATTCTTGGGGCATAGCCAAACGACCAACAATTTTCTGAAACGGACACCCACCGAAGATTTGACACCCGGTTATCGAGTTTATCACCGTTAATGTGGTCAACTTGTGGTAGATTTTCGGGATTCGGGATGAATGCAGAAGCAACAAGCCTATGCACATAGAGAGGCACGGTTTTTCTCCCCATCATGATTTGATAATAACCGGCTGTACCCTTGTGCGGTTTCAAAATACGACCTGTTTTGTCATTCCGTACATCGCCGTTATCGCTGATTGAATAATTTGGTTTGTTGTCGATTTTAACCCATAGCATGAAATCAGCCCCTTTCCATGTGTCTATTATATCATGTTTTGGATTAAAGCGCAACCGGAAATGTTGGACATTTTGAAATAGTTGAAGATATAGTCTAATCCCCTAAAAAATATCGGGAAACCGAGGGTATGCAAATGGTTAGATAACCTGAAGCTTGGCTATGGCGGCACGAAGGAGGAAATGCAGCGTCTTTTGGACGATGCAAATGCCTTAAATGCCGCGCAGGGCAATTACACCAACTACACCATTGACAGCTACGCGGACATCGTTGACGCTATCCATACCGTGCAGACGGAAATGGGCATCACGGGCACAACGCAGCTGGAAGCCAGCACGACGATCCAAGGCTCTATCGCGTCGATGAAATCGGCGTATGACAACTTTATCACGGGGCTTGGCGATGAAAACGCCGACATGGCGGAACTCATCACAAACCTTTTGGGCAGCACCGTGACGGTGGCGGAGAATCTCTTGCCGGTCGTTGAGAGAATCCTTGAAAACATCGGCGTTGTGGTGCAGGAAAAAGGCCCTGAAATGATTGAGAAATTCGTCGGCTATGCCGTCGAAAAACTGCCGCAGGTCATTGAGCTGGGCATGAAGATGGTGTTGGCGATCGTCAGCGGCCTTGCTAATAATTTGCCGCAGATCGTTCGGTCGGTGCTTGACATGATGGCGACCATTGTAAAGACCTTCGTTTCCTCGCTCCCCGATATCGTAAATGTCGGCAAACAGATCGTGAAGGGCCTGTGGGAAGGTATCAAGGCAATGGGCAGCTGGATCAAGAATAAAATTGGCAACTTCTTCTCTGGAATTGTTTCAGGCGTAAAAAGCAAGCTGGGGATCCATTCCCCGTCCCGCGTATTTGCCGGAATCGGCGAGAATATGGCGCTTGGTCTCGGCGAGGGTTGGGACAACAAGTACGACAGCATTAAGCGCGGCATCACTGGCGGGCTGGACTTTGGCACGGCACAGATCGGCACGGAACAATCTTTCGGCGGTCAGATGCGCAGCGCGCTATCTTCTCTCGGCAATGGGGGCGGAGATATTACCATTGTCGTGCAGTCTGTCCTTGACGGGAAGATCATCGGCGAATCCGTGAGCAAGTACAATCGGCAAATGCAGCGGGCTATGGGGGTGTAAATGGATATCACGCTGAAACTCGGCGCGCTTGACGTGCACGAAAAGGTATCTACTTACTCCGCCCAGCGCGAGGTGAGTTACGGAAAGATCATTGTAACGATGGACGATGTGGAGCACGCGGTGCGAAGCAAAGATCGCTATGTTGTGACGTTCTCCCTCTTCCCAATGACGGAGGACGAGGCGACGGCTTATTGCAATGCGCTGCGCGCATCGACCGTTGAGGTGACATTTTCCGACCCATATACCAAGACGGACGTGGTAAAAACAATGCGCGTGACGAGCAATCTTGACGCGGCGTTTGCGCTTTTGTCCGTTGACGGGAAACGTAGGTATAAGAGCGGAGAGATACAGTTGAGGGAAATCTAATGCACAGTGTAAGTGATTTGTACTTATCGCTGCTTGCCGACAAGAATCATCGCGTAGAAACCAAATTAAGCATTGCGGGGGTGGAATATAGTCAAGCGGACATCGTAAAAAACAGCTTACGAGTGTATGGCGGACTGTATTCCACCTTTGGCATTGGGAATTGTTCAGCGCGGCAAATCGACGTCGAGCTTTACCCAAAAGGCACGATCCCACGGCAGGCAAAAATTGAGGTCTACATGCGGCTGCGGCTGGGTGAGCAGGTGAGCGAGTGGATCCCCAAGGGTGTGTTTTTCTTTTCCACGCGCAAGACTGACCGGATCACGGGCGTTTTGAGTGTGCACGGGTATGATGCGATGCTCAAGGCCGAAGAGACGTGGCTCGACAGCAGCTATGACGCAAAGACGTGGCCGATGCCGGCGGCGACGGCAGTTGCAGACATCGCCGCGCGCATGGGGGTGGCTGTGGACAGCCGCACGGTATTGGATGCGGCGTTCCCCGTGCAGTACCCGGTGGACGACAAGGGCGATATGACGATGCGCGAGGCGCTTGGGCGTATCGCGGTCGCCAACGCGGGGAACTGGACCATCACGGACGAGGGGAAGCTGCTGCTGGTCGGTCTCAACTCTATGCCCACTGAGACCCACTATCTTATCACGGAGACCGGCCGCGCCATCACCTTTGGCGGCGTGCGCATCCTTGTGTGAGGAGGGCGACATGGACAAAACCTATTTAGGGCGGCGGCTGGCGAAGTTTTCCCCCGGGATCGCGTCGCAGCCTATCTCCAAGGTGGAGCTGCTGAACGATACCGGCGATGTGGTCGGTGTGTCCGGATCGGACACCGGGCGGACGTTGACGGCCTTGCAGCCGGACGGCACAAATGCGATGGCGGCGGCGATCCTCGCCAAAGTCTCCGGTTACAAGCATATTGGATACGAGGGCAGCAAAGCACTGCTTGACCCTGCGGTGGAGCTTGGCGACGCGGTGACGGTGGACGGGCTTTATGTGCCGCTCATTGCGCTGGACATGACGTTTGATTCGTTGCTCGCGCCGGACATCTCCGCGCCGGACGCGGACGAGCTGGACGACGAGTACCCGTACAAATCCACAACGCAGCGGCAAATCGAGCGCAACATGGCAAAGACGCGGTCGCTCATCACCAAGACCAGTGAGGAGATCAACCTCAAGGTGGAGGGCATCGACGGGCGGGTGTCGGACATCACGCAAACGGTCGACGGGATCAGCCTATCCGTCACGTCAGCATCCAGCCCGGATGGCCAGACGACCGCGACGATCACATTAAAAGTCGGCCCCAACAACTACACGGGCTACATCAAGCTTGACGGCAACGTGGACGTGTCCGGTCAGCTTTCGGCGGACGCGCTGTATGCAGCGTTCGGCGAGATCGCGGACTTGAGCGTCAACCGGCTGTCGACCTCGCGGCGCGTGGTCAAGTACCTTGCGGGCGACACAACCGACGACAATTTTATCCGCGTGGCAGAGCAGAGCCTTGAGTTTGTGGCGGGCATCGCCAAAAGCACGACGGAGCAGGCCAAAAACCCCAACGGGGAGCTGATCTACTGGGAGGCAGACCCCGCGGGCGCGTCGATCGGCGCGGACGGCTACCCCTACGCAAACGGCGAGCGCATTTTCACGACCACCAAACAGACAAATTGGCCGGTTATGGTGTATCAATACGAGGAGCAGGTCAAGCGCGCGATTTCCTTTACCTCGGACGGGAAATACTACTACCCTGTGGACATCTTCGGCGCGGGCGACACCAACGGCAAGCAGCGCGGCTACCTCGTCAAGAGGCAGAACTCGCTGGAGCTGACGTATGAGACGAGCACGGGCAAGCTGCTCGGCCTCGCCGCGCGGGATGACGGGTATATGGATCTCTTCGGGCTGCGCAAGAGCGCGGCGCTGGACTTCTCGGAGTGGGACAAGGGGTATTTTGCCGAGCTGGTGGACGGAGAAAAGACGCCGTACCGCTACACGGTGACCTTTGACCAGCAGCGCCGCCCGATCAAAATCACGGACAACAGCGGACACGCGACGCTGATCCGGTGGTGAGGAGGAATGGCGTGTGAATTACGATAAAAACAGCTTTCTTGCCGGAATCTCGGTCGGCAGGACGCTCAAGGGCTGGGCCGCTGGCAGTGAGGGCTTCAGCGGAGGCGGTTCTTGTGATTTCCCGAATGGGACAGAATGGATGCAAAGCAATATTTCAAAAATAAATGTCAATCGTGTCCACAATGCCAACGGCATTTGGGTCGCTTGCAGCTATAGCGACGGCCTTTATTATTCCGCAGACGGGAAAAATTGGGAGCCAAGTAATATTACAAGTGGCTGGTTTTTTGAAGCTTGTAATGCAAATGGAATTTGGAGCACCATCGGTCGGGCAGGAATTTATTATTCTTATGATGGGAAAACATGGATACAAAGCAATATTACAACAGGCCCGTTGTATAGTGGCAGGATTAACCACGCAAACGGTGTCTGGATTGCTCTTGGTGATAACATTTTCTATTCCTCTGATGGGATAAACTGGGAAAAAATTGCACAACGCGTTCTTTTTAATTCAATTTATTATGCTAACGGGATGTGGGTCGGCTGCGGTACTAACTATTACGGAAAGCTCTATTATTCTCTAAATGGCAAAGAATGGCTTGAAACAAGAGAAAATACTTACGCAAATTGCGTCTATAATGCAAATGGTATATGGGTCGTTGGGACTCAAAGTAAAGGACTTCTTTTTTCTACTGACGGTATGACGTGGGAGAATAGCAATATTACAAATGTACCCATAAATTCCATTTACTGCGCCAACGGCATTTGGGTTGCTTGCAGCTCTGGACACGGCCTTTATTATTCCGCAGACGGGAAAAATTGGGAGGCAAGTAATATTACAGGTGGCCGGTTTCTTGCAGTCTACAACGCTAATGGAATTTGGGTTGTTGGATCGTCGTCCAAAGGTGGTATTTATTACTCTATTGATGGGAAAACATGGATACAAAGCAATATTACAGAAGATACAGTGTATTCGGTTTATAATGCCAACGGCATTTGGGTTGCTTGCTCTGCTTTCGACAGAGGTATTTATTATTCCGTATCATGGGAACTAAACGAATAAACAATGACAGAAGAAAGCGGTATGCGCTCTGCATTGCTGCCGTGGTCTACGGTGCGGTGGACGTGTAGCATATGATCAACATTTTATGCTAAAGGAGGGCTTTATGGAAAAAGCCATCATAGACCAAACCATTGACGATCTGCTTGCGGCGGAAGCTGTAACGGCGGATGATCTCTTTGTGGTGCAGCAAAATGCGACGGCAAAAAAAGTGTCCGGTAACACTTTGCGCAAATATGTGGGGCAGGAATCTGATTTGCCAAAGCCGGATGGTGCGGAAGAAGGTTCTTTTCTCCGCATACGGAATAAGAAATGGGTGGCGGAAAAATCACCTGTCCTCATCGACCTGTATTCCGCGGGTGTAGATGCAGACCCAGCGCAGTCTGGGAAATACCTCTCATTCGAGGTATCTACAGATATCGCGGCTCAGCTTGTGGCTGCCGCCAAGAACGGTGGGGCACTGCTCAAATTCGGGTTCTTGGACAATCAAAATCGCTTGCCGGTACAGGCATATTTTGTTGGGATCACGATCGAAGGAGTGGAAGCATACCAGTTCTATGGCAAGGCGTTTTACAATCAGTGGGGCGTCAATATTTTTTTCAATGTGAATTTGCAAAATAGCAGTGCCACAATATCCTCTTTCTGCACAATCGACCAACCGCGGCTACCGGAAGCGGATAACGACGGGGCGTTTCTGCGGTGGAGCATTGAGCAGCAAGAGTGGGTGGCGGAAGTCTTGCCCGCGGCGGAAGGAGGGACATTTTAATGGCTGAATACTTAGTACAGGGCGAAAGCATTACGGCAGTCGCCGACGCTATCCGCGAGAAGGGCGGGACGACCGCGCCCCTGAGCTTTCCGGCGGGGATGGCTAAGGCGGTGAGGGGCATCCCGTCGGGCGGGACTGATATCTCCCTTGGCATCACTGGCGCGACGGTGGACCAGACTATCAAAGTTAAAGCTGTTGACGCTGGCGGCAAGCCGACCGCGTGGGAGGCGGTGGATGTAGCGGGGGGCGAAACGTGGGAAAAGATTGCGGAAATTGTAATTCCAGAAGGGGCGGACGAAGCAACTGCACTGACAATTAATAAAGACTCTGATGGTAACCCATTTAGTCTTGTAAAGGCTCGGCTTTGCGCTAAATTTCCTAAATACACAGGAGCAACGACAATTCCCAATTTTTCTTTTGCTATGTTAAACGGGAAAACTATGGGGAAGGTTGTGCCGCTTATGTACACGGGTGCATGGCCCAAAGTGTCAGCATCCAAAATCACTGGAATGGTCTATGAGATTGATGTATCTGGCGTGCAGCAAATCGAACGTGTAATAAAGTCAGAGAACGTATCGTGGTCGGAGGACTCCCTTAGAGACTATATTTTATACGGGACACAATACAAAGACTTCGATGTTACTATGATCGCCGATACGCTGTGGGCTAAGCCAATTACATCTATTGGGGGAACTGGTATGCTGATTTATCCGGGATGCAGATTTGTGTTGTATGGGGTGAGAGCATGAAAATTTGTGAAAACGGCATAATCCGCGATATGACTGCCGAGGAAGTTGCTGAGTTTAAAAAAGTGGTTGCAGAGCAGCCTGTGCACGAGCCTACACCCGAGGAACGTATCGCAGCGCTTGAGCAGGACAACGCCGAGTTGCGCGAAGCGTTGGAAGCACTGCTTACGGGGGCGACAGTATGAGCGAGCTGAGAGAGCGCATCGTCGCTTATAACAAGGAGGTTAAGGCCGCACTGCAAGCAGTCTACTCCGACCTTAATCAAGGTCAGAGAAAGAAGCTGCTGCGTAACCCTGACATCCGCGCAATGTTTGAGCGGTATGGGGTGGAGATTGAAGAATAAGGAAGAAAGGGAGCGGGATATGGATAATGCAAAGCACTACGATGACGCAGAGATCGCGTTGATCGAAAGCCGATGCAAGAGCAATACGCACCGCATTAACGAGCTGCAGGAGCATCAAACGGCGCTTGACAGACTGGCAACGTCTGTCGAAGTGCTGGCGACCAAGCAGGAGACCGTTGAGGGAGACGTCAAGGAGATCAAAGAGGACGTAAAAGCCATCACGGGCAAGGCGGGAAAACGGTGGGACGGGCTGGTCGACAAGGCTCTCGCGGCGCTGGCGGGCGCGTTTATCGCGTGGCTGCTGTCGGGGGTGGCCTTGTGAAGAAGCTGAGAAAACGGGACAAGTATGTCATCGCGGCAGTGCTCAACCTCTGCTGGTACTGCATTGCGGTGCTCGTATTGACCGCGCATGACAAGGTAGTGCCGGACAGCCTGACCGTCGCGTGGTTCGCGGCGTGGACGGCAGAACTGGGGCTGCTGGCTGGAATTAAAATCAAGGGAAAGGACGAATAACATGAACGAAAAAATCATCAAGCGTATCGCAAACCTCATGAGCGTCAAGAGCATCGTGACGCTGGTGCTGACGGGCGTTTTCGCTTACATGGCGGTGACGGGCAACATCTCGCAGGACTTCATGACGATCTATGCGGTCATCATCGCGTTCTACTTCGGCACGCAGAACGGCAAG